CTCCCGCTTTATAGACCCCTATCGAGGTCCTCCTAAGTAGGCTAGAAAATCAGCCTATGAGATGTAGAGTTTGGTTCGAACCACAGTCCCGCCTGGTGTAACATAGGTCGGGATACCGTCCTTTCCAACGCAACTGCCTAAAGCAGACGCGCGGGTATAGACGGAGTAAAGTGGTGAGACCCAATCCCCAGGATAGAAATTCTTCCTGGTAATGGGCTCAGACGTCAGGCACTCAATAGCATAACTTTGCGTTTTACTGCAACGTGTCGCTATGTATGAGTCTGACCATAAGACCGCGTGTGACAATCGACGAGGGCCATAAAAACGGGCCCATCTCGGGATCGCGTCCAAAACAACGGATGCGATTTCCGGAAAATCGTCTAAAAGTTGATTTCTGAGCGCGTAAAGCGACAGGATATCTCCCTTTTTCATGTACACTGGTCGAACCATAACCCCGCGAAGATAGTCCTTGCCGCATGATTCTCTGAATGGACCGTGAGTAAAAGACTTCTCACGGTTTACTAGGAACCCTGCGCACTCCAAGATGGCAATCACGTCGTTAGAACACGACGTGCCTACGCATAGATCGTCGCCGTAGGCGGTAACTGTATCGTCGGGAGACGAAACGGCTCGAGCCAAGGCGTAAAAGATGAGGGTCTCGACCGGGAATGTTGTTGCATTTCCCATAGAGGCGTACATCTCAAGATCGATGGTTTCACCCTTATATTCAACAGTTCCAGTTCGGATGCTGTCGAGAAGGAAAAACCAATCACTTGGAAACAGATACCGTACCAATTCAATAGATATGGTGTCTGAGGCACTACTCAGATCAATAGTCGAAATACTACCATCGATACTGCCCTGTCGGGCAAGACGTTGGTTGACAGTTTGATCTGAAATCTGGAGACCGAATCGGGCCATCCTGCATTCCATCCACTTCCGAACGCCCTGCTGGGCGAGGGAGTTAAGGGTAGGTTCGCTACAGATGGTCCTCTTAGTCTTCCAGTTCTTCGCGACAAACGTCATTCGCCCCGGAACAATCCGGACCTCATTCAACTCGCAAAGCCACCCTTCATCATCGATGAAGTAATTTGGTGATAATGCGGCTGTCCAATGCGGTATTTCCCGTAGTAAACTAGGGAGCAATCCGCTACAAAGGAGACGTTCACTACAATACAAACCCGATGCCATTTTCGTGGTAGGGCTTGCGTTCTTCTTCTTCACCGAAGTCGTAGACCCGGGTCCGAATGATAGATCAAGCTGATCGAATCGTGGCGCTGTCCCAAGAACTCGTCGAATAATTCTTCGCGCTCTCTCGAAAGAGACTGACGCAAATGGGGTCCAGTTGAACCCCAGGCGGTTCCGAAACAATGCGTTCGTATTACGACAAGCAGCCTGAGCCTCCTTCCATTTACCGAAGGCAACTGCCTCAGTATCTACCCCCAAATCTAGTGCCTCGTTCTTTTGGAACAAGGACTGGACCTGGCGGTCGCACAAATATGTGTATTCACATTCGAGTGCGGGTTGGTAGGACAGGATTTGGCGAATCTCACGGGCTGATACCAGTTCCCGTAAAGATGGGCTAGCATGAACTAGACGATCGGCCATGCGATAAGCAAGGTCGATCTGGTCGCTTGAACTTAGAGCGAACATGTAATTCTCCTAGTTTAAAGGAAAAGACCCTTGTAAGAGGGCAGACTGGCAAGTAGGACTACAAGAAGCAGCCCTTCAAGCATCGTAATCCTTATCACGACGGATTAATGGCCTGATCAAAAAGCTCAGGGCAGAAACCAGTCGTGACAGGAGCTACGGACGTAGATACGTTCCCGAGAAGATTCACGTGCAACTGACGGCCTAGACGGCAGTCATTGATAGTCGCACGCGGGGAACGATACAACGTCGTCTGATACATGGGTTCATGCGCAACCTTCGGCGGGGCAGTGTAGCCCGCCGCATTTTGCGACCCAATCGCCTCCATCACCGGAACCACAGAAGTGGCTGACAACTTCATAACCCCGCTCTTCAGGCTCTCGCTCCGCGTTGTAAAACGGATTTGAGCCATCAGAGGTAGGGTAGTCAGTGCCTCACGCCACATCCCCTCGATGACGCCGCGCTCACGCGCGACACCAATCGGGACAAGGGTGTGAGAAACTGGAGTTGATGCACCGTCAAAGACGGTAATGTTGCTTTGAGCAGACATAGTGGATTACCTTATTGGTACATTAAGATCGAAAGATCTGATGGAGTAGAGCCGCCGCATTTTCAAGATGCGGGAGACTCAGCGCTTTTCCCAGCTGTTTCACGCTGGGGATAGTTGGACTCGACCCTACGGAGGAGCGACGAAAGTCGATAATCCTTCTAGAGCCCGATGTTTTCCACCAATTTGACCCCCATCCACCTACAATGAGAGCCTTGGCCTCGGACCCGTCTGGAAGCAGCTTATAATCCCGTACCTTCGACTGAAAAAACCAATGTGAAGACTTCCACATCGTTGAGTCGATGAAAGGAATCAAGCTTCTATTTTCCAACCAATCGCCGACTGGAATAAACCAGTCAAACACGAAAGAGAAAGGAACAAGCTCCCACACGATACTTGAGGGATTTGTAATCCCAAGGCGATCGATAAGCCTGGGCGTGCGCTTAATGGTCACGGTATATTTCTCCGTGTTCCTCACTGTTGAAGGAGGAAAATAAGCTCGCCACACCTGCCCGCCCGTGAGTCCGCTAGGACCCCAGGACGTTGCAGTCTCATCAGAGACTGTAACTTTACGGGAATGTGTAGCAACGACCGACGCTACCTGACTATCAAGCTTAGAGTCAAGTAGAGCACAAAGGGCGTGAAGGTCCCCCATCAGAGGGAGCCAGCCGTATTGCATGGCCAGCCATGTAGACGATACGTCATCAAGTGCTAACGTCGAGTCGGCACCGACCCTGAGAGAGCGCTGTTTATTTCGCAGCATCTCAGCACTTATTCGTTTCCGCTGAGCGATAGAGCGCGATAACCTGCGCTTGTCGTTCAGAGCCCGGTTCCGAACTGCTAACTTATCCTTAAAGTAGGAGTGGTTAGCAGCCCCCGATAAACCACGGGAGAAGTGTCTAAAGGCCCCGGCGGGATCGCCGTGCTTCAGAGATCGAAAGCCCCGCCATAGTCCACGAGCTAAGGATGAGACAGAATCAATAGTCTCTCCAAGTTCACCTATGGCTACGCCTGCATTAAAGTCCGAGGACAGAACAGCGTCCCTGGCTTTTGCATACGCTTTTGCAGCTACAGAGCTGTTGTCAACAGCTGCAACCAGTCTATTATAAACGGATGTAGGTATTAACCAAGTCCCGGTATAATAGGAAACAACCTGGTTGTAGACTAAAGCAGTGGAAGGATAGACAATCGTAGCCATTGAGTCCGCTTGAGAGCAGACATCATGGCGACCATAATAAGCGTTAAATTTACGCTTTTCTGGGTCATCTCCTCCAGACCAACTACGGCTGGAGAAATTGCGTGTGTCTATGTTGACACTGTATGAACCCGTTGACATGGGCTAATGGCTAGTCCGGTCAGCTTCCACCAAAAAACTATGGAAGTTAGAAGCCGGATCTGAGGCATTATAACAGTACAGGACACCGTGGACTGCAATAAACCAGAGACCTTCTTTTGGAAGGAATCTAGCCAATTGCAGGTACGGGGAATCGGCCAAAAGCCTGGGCTCCAGGCGATAGGCACGAAAGTCCGGACTCTCGTCCGCTCCTGCGGGGGTTTTACCACCCTCAACTACATTGTCGTTGCCGACCTTGAAGTTGGCGCCAAAAAGACGACTAAAGATACGCGGTAAAATGCGTGTGATCATAAGATCCTAAGCTCCGTTCTGTTAAAGGAATGG